GAACAACATAAAGCTAGACGATAAAGAGCAACCGACTGTTGCAGTTGTAGCAAGCGGTGGCTTCTCTCTAGTGAATTAGTGTGTTGGGGGTATGGTAGTCATATCTGTAAAACCCCCAATGCCACCCACCTTAGAACCATTCTAAACTGCCGAGGGGTCCCAAACGATTTTACACGCTTGTTGCTTTTGGGCCCACCCACCCGCAAACTACACAAAGGGGTCCCACAGTATGACACATATATGCTTGATTTCGATATTCATTGGCTATAAAATCGTTTTCACATAAAAACAGAGACACAAAAATTTTTTGCAAAATTTTTTTCAAATGCTAACTCCAGAACAAATAGAAAATTTACCACCGGATACTAAAAAAGAATACATGCAAACTGTATTGTTGTTAGAAGAAAAAAGAAAACAACAAGCAGTCAAAGATGACTTTCTATCTTTTGTAAAACATCTATGGCCAAATTTTATCGAGGGTGAACATCACAAAATTATGGCAGAAAAATTTAACAAAGTTGCATCAGGTGAAATAAAAAGATTAATTATTAACATGGCACCCAGACATACAAAGTCTGAGTTTGCATCAAACTTTCTACCTGCATGGATGATCGGTAAACAACCTGACTTAAAAATTATCCAAGCTACACACAACGCGGAGCTCGCTGTCCGTTTCGGTAGAAAAGCAAAAACACTCATGGACTCTGAAGAATACAAAGAAATATTTAACACCAGACTCAGAGAGGACTCCAAGGCAGCAGGTAAATGGGAAACAGATCAAGGTGGCGAATATTATGCAGCCGGTGTCGGCGGTTCAATTACAGGTCGTGGTGCTGATCTACTAATCATTGACGACCCACACTCGGAGCAAGATGCGATGAATATGCAATCATTCGACAGAGTTTACGAGTGGTATACCAGTGGACCGCGGCAAAGGCTTCAACCAGGTGGTCGTATCATCTTGGTTATGACACGATGGAACGTGGCTGACCTGACAGGTAAACTACAAAAAGCACAAAAAGAACCAAAGGCGGATCAGTGGGAAGTCATAGAGTTTCCTGCAATCATGCCATCAGGTGATCCAGTATGGCCAGAGTATTGGAAGTTAGAAGAGTTAGAAGCAGTCAAAGCATCTGTATCTATAGGTAAATGGAATGCACAATATCAACAGAATCCGACTGCAGAAGAAGGCAGTATCATAAAACGTGAATGGTGGAAACAGTGGCCAAAAGATTCACTACCACCTCTTGCACATGTCATACAATCCTACGATACGGCGTTCATGAAGAAAGAAACGTCGGATTATTCTGCTATTACAACATGGGGTATATTCTATCCAAACGAAGAAGGTGAGGCTAATATTATACTTCTTGACGTTGTAAAAGACCGTTTCGAGTTCCCCGAGCTACGACGCGTTGCCAAAGAACAATACGACTATTGGTCACCAGAAACCGTTATAGTCGAGGCCAAAGCATCGGGGCTCCCGCTTACCTACGAACTTAGGCAGATGGGCATACCGGTTATTAACTTTACACCCAGTCGTGGAAATGATAAACATACTAGAGTAAACGCTGTTGCGCCAATATTCGAGGCGGGCATGGTTTGGTATCCAGACCGTAAGTTTGCTGAAGAGGTTATTGAGGAGTGCGCTGCATTCCCACTAGGAGAACACGATGACTTGGTGGATAGCATGACTCAGGCCGTAATGAGATTTAGACAAGGTGGTTTTGTGGAGCATCCAGAAGACTATGATGATGAGCCTGTATCCCACCAGCAAAGGACATATTATTAATGAAGGCGTTTCTTAAATTACTCACAGACCTTTTTGCAAGAGCTAGGGGCGTTGGAAATAAAATGTCCCCCAAAAAACAAAACGAAATTATAAAAGCACTAGAAGACTCTATCGATAAAGTTACAGCAGGCACAGCAAAAATAGACGAACAAATAGCTGAGCTAAAAGCTATTGAACGACAACTTGATAAAGCAGATGAGATAATCGCACCATTAGATAATTTAATAGGTGATTTTTCTAAAAAAACAGGAGCGACTCCAGAAGAGACAAAAAGAGTTTTGATAGATAAATACAATGAGGGTTATCCACCAGGTGATCCAAAAAGATTACTTCCTGAAGATGATGATCGACTAAGAGCTTATATCGAATCTCAAAAACTGATGGGCAACGAAGAAGATCTAATGATTGATATTCTAGAAAATGCAGAGTTACCACTTGATCAAATGGCTGGTATAAGATCTCTCGCAGAGGTGCCAGGAACTTTTAAAGATTTAGGTAAAACAGATGTTGGTATACCAGATCCAAGGGGTCTTTCTATAGCTGAAGAGGTTGACGAGGCTCTAAAAATAAACAAACAAAGACAAAAAGATTTAGCAAGAGCTGAAGAGTTAATGATGGACATGGAAAACTTTGGTAAAAGTTTTGATGAGATTATGCAAATGGTGCAGGATGAAAAAGTTATACCGATCAACAGAACTAAAAAGTCAATGGGTGGACTGGCAAAACTGTTTGCAAGAATGGGGATGAAAGCACCGGATAAAGTTGCAGATGTTAAACAAACAAAAAATATTATTAGAGACCCAGAGACAGATTTATCCAGAAGACCTGACACACCAAGAGATAAAAGAACAATTGATGAGTTAGAACAAATGTTCATGGATGACCCTAGATACACTGGCATGAATGCAAAAGAGATGCAAAAATTAATTGATAAAGAAAAAATTAGAGCTGACGTTTCTTACAATATGGATATAGCCCCTGAAGATATTCCTGACGATATGATTGAAATGTTGTATCAAGAGGGATACCATTTAAACTTTGCAAATGGTGGTGGTGTCGGCAGTTTATTTAAGAGGAGAAAATAATGGCAGTAGATAAAGATTTACCTAACGAACCGGAAAGAGTAAAACTAGAAATCGAAGGTAACGAGCAAGAAGTTGAAGTTCAACAAGAGGCACCGGCACAAGGTCCAATAGAAATAAATCCAACAGAGGATGGTGGCGTTGAAATAGATTTTGACCCACAAGCAATTATCGGTGAGGGTGGACAAAACCACGAAGCAAACTTAGCAGAGTTTTTAGATGATGATATTCTAGGTGAGGTTAGCTCTGAACTTTTATCAGACTTTGTATCATATAAATCTTCTCGTGATGATTGGGAGCAAGCATACATCAAAGGACTTGACCTACTAGGTTTCAAATACGAAAACAGAACAGAACCTTTTCAGGGCGCATCTGGCGCAACACATCCAGTGTTGGCAGAAGCAGTCACACAGTTTCAGGCATCAGCATACAAAGAGCTACTACCGTCAAACGGACCGGTCAGAGCACAGATTGTAGGACTAACTGATGAAGCAAAAGAGGCACAAGCAGAGCGTGTCAAAGAATTTATGAATTATCAAATTATGGTTGAGATGAAAGAGTATGAGCCAGAGTTTGATCAAATGTTATTTGACTTACCGCTTGCAGGGTCAACATTTAAAAAAGTTTACTACGATCAAACATTGATGCGTTGTGTATCTAAGTTTGTTCCTGCAGAAGATTTAGTTGTGCCATACAGCGCGACGTCACTAGAGGATGCAGACTCCATCATGCACATTATAAAAATGTCTGCTAATGATTTACGTAAACAACAAGTCAGTGAGTTTTACAGAGACATCGACATAGGTGAATCGTCTTACGAGGCAGATGATGTTGAAGATAAAAAAGCCGAGCTCGACGGTGCAAGTGTCAATAACAGAGACGAAGTGCACACACTAATCGAGTGTCATGTAGATTTAGACCTACACGGTTTTGAAGACAAAGATGAAGAAGGTGAACCAACAGGTATCAAACTTCCATACATTGTTACACTTGTTGAGGGATCAGGTGAGGTATTGTCGATCAGAAGAAACTTCAACCCACAGGACCCAACGAGAAAAAGAAAAGATTATTTTGTTCACTTTAAATTTTTACCAGGACTAGGCTTTTATGGATTCGGCCTAATACACATGATCGGTGGTTTATCAAGAACCGCTACAACTGCATTAAGACAACTTCTTGATGCGGGCACCTTGGCTAATCTCCCTGCCGGATTCAAACAAAGAGGCATCAGAGTTCGTGACGAAGCTCAACCGTTGCAGCCGGGCGAGTTCCGTGATGTTGATGCACCTGGTGGAGATTTAAATGCAGCGTTTATGATGTTGCCTTTCAAAGGACCAAACCAAACACTGCTACAACTTATGGGCACAGTGGTTCAAGCAGGACAAAGATTTGCAAGTATCGCTGACATGCAAGTCGGTGATGGCAATCAAAGCGCAGCAGTAGGCACGACTGTTGCATTATTGGAGCGTGGATCGCGGGTTATGTCAGCTATTCACAAAAGATGTTACTCGGCGATGAAGTCAGAGTTTATGTTAATGGCTGAAGCGTTTGCAACATACCTGCCACCAGTTTACCCATACAATGTAATCGGTGGACAAAGACAAATTAAACAAATGGATTTTAGTCCAGAGATTGATATTGTTCCTGTTGCAGATCCAAACATCTTTTCACAGACACAACGTATCGCGATGGCACAGACAACCATGCAAATGGCACAAGCAAACCCTGCGATGCACAACATGTATGAAGTTTACAGAGATTTATACGAGGCGTTGGGTGTAAAAAATATTGACTCGATACTAAAAAGACCAACACAACCGACTCCGATGGACCCAGCTATGGAAAATATTACAGTTTTGAGTGGCGGACAGATCAAAGCATTCCCAGGACAAGATCATAAAGCACACATGGACGCACATTTAACGTTTATGGCGACAAAAACAGTGCGAAACAATCCTATTATTATCGCTGCATTACAAAAAAACATCATGGAGCACATCGCTTTGATGGCTCAAGAGCAGATTGAGATGGAATTTAAGGAAGAATTGATGCAATTACAGCAGTTACAGATGCAAATGGCACCAATACAGCAACAAATGGCCATGAATCCGCAAGCATTACAGCAAAATCCGCAAGTTATGCAGATGCAACAGCAAATGCAGAACCTAACACAAGCAATTGAAGCAAGAAAAGCTACTTTAGTTGCTGAAACACTGGCAGATTACCAAGCAGAGGAGGAAAAACTCTTCAACGAGGTCGGTGATGACCCTCTAATTAAGTTAAAATCACGAGAAGTTGATCTAAAAGCAAAAGAAGAGATGCGAAAAGAAGAAGAAGGCAAACAAAAAGCAAATATGGATAGATTAAAACTGATACAAAATAGAGAAATTGCAGAAGATAAACTTGAACAAGATGATGACCATGCTAAATTGAGAGCATCTGTATCTTTAGCGAAAGATGGCATAAAACAAATGAAAGCAGCGGTTATAGAGGGAGAATAATGGCAGTAGAAAAAGCAATATCTTATGAACAAGCCAGAAAAAAAATAAATAAGGCTGCGCCTAAAGGGCACCAACTTGCTTTTATAACACCGGCAGAAGCTAAAATGTTAAAAGACAAAGGCGGCTCTGGTGAGATGACAGAGGCAGGTATAAAAAGTTATAGAGGTCACACAGGAGGACACGAGGGTAAAGGTGGTGGTAGCGGCTCTGGATCTGGCTCTGGATCTGGCTCTGGCTCTGGAAGTGGTCAAGGTGGTAATAAAAGGGGTAGAAAATCTTCAAAAGTTGCGCAAAAAAAGTCAAAAAGTTTTTCTGAAAAACTAGCAGAAAAAAGAGCAAAAAACGAAGCTCAACGTGCACAAGTTAAGGCAAACCAAGCAGCAGCTAGAGCACAGAACGAGTTTAATAGAGCCACTGGTTTCATGACCAAAAAAGGTTTTTTAAGAGATAAATTTGGAAATATTGTAAGAAGTAAAACTCAAGTTGATAGATTTAATGAGAAAAAAGAAAGAGAAAAAGCTCTTAGAGATATGTTTGCATCGCAAATACAAGCGCAAGAAGCAAAACAAGTAACCCCAACTTTTAGTGGTTTGAAAGGTTTCTTAGACAGAACAAGAAGAAGTTTAGGTAGAGGACCACAGATTCAAGCAAACTTAGATAGACTAGTCGACATAAACAGAGCTCTGGGTGATTTTGATTATACAGGAATGGGTATTGGTAATCAGCTTAGAGCACAAGCAGGTGATTTAGCAGCGGGTATACCTGGACTTGCAAAAATTGGTGGGGCACTTGCCGGAGGGCCTTTAGGAGTTGCTGGTTTGATAGCAAGCGGTGGTAAAGGTTTGGTTGGTTTATTAGCTGACAGACTTGGCATTGGACAAGACGATGAAGACTCTAAACCTACAATAGCTGACGTTAGCAATGAACGACCTGGATTTTTATCAGGCATTGCCTCTGCACTAAGATTAGGTGAAGGATCTGACTTTACAACAGGCCCGACAATAAAAAGACCGTTCGATCTTGTGAGAAGAGGACCAGGAGGTGGCGGTGGCGGTGGTCGGCCGGTAACACCTCGACCTGGTGGATTTACACCACCACCAGTAACACCAAGAGACCCTAACGCTATTCCAGTAATAGGAAAACCGGTGGATAACAGAATGTTAAATCAATATTTAGCTCTTGCTGGATTTACTCCACAAGAAATACAACTCATGCCTGAGTCGTTTAGATTTTTAGATTAATGGCAATTTCAAGACAACAACTACCAAAAACAACTGACAAAAAACAAAAGAAAGTCAGTAAGGTAATGCGTGAATTTAAAAAAGGTAAATTAAATATTGGAAAATCTAAGAAAAAGGTTAAGAATAGAAAGCAAGCCATAGCTATCGCACTTAACGAAGCTGGGATAAA